ATACCCTCTGAAACTAATTCATTGAATACGTTCTTAATCTTACCAAAGTTTTTCATCCTTTCCGTTTAATTTATAAATATCATTATTTAATGGAAAAAGTGATTATTCATCTAACATTTTATTAATATCATTAATCATGCTATTGATTGAATTGTTTACCTTTACGTTTTTATCATAAATTTTAACTTTTTCTTCCTTAACTTTTTCTTCTGGTTTTATAGACTCTAACAATGTAACAAATCTACCTTGGTATTTTTTAGTCCTATCGTCTAATTTCTTTTTAAGTGTTTCTTTTCTTTCAGTTAATAACTTCTCAGTTTTTTTAATTGATTCAGCAACTGTTTCGCCACCAAATTCTTCAGCTGCACCAGCTTCAGCACCAGCTTCAGCAGTTTCACCACCTTCAGCTTCAGCACCACCTTCAGCACCACCTAATCCACCTTCAGCTTCACCTTCAACACCACCTTCTTCACCACCAAAGTCTAAATCTTCACCAGATACACCTCCGCCTCCGAATGAACCACCAAGGCCTCCGCCTCCGCCTCCACCTTCAGCACCACCTTCAGCACCTTCAGCACCACCACCACCACCTTCTAAAGCAGCTTTGTAATCACCGTATATTCTATCAACTATGTCAAACATACCAGTATGCTTGATAACAGCACCAGTGTTAGCTAATTCAGCCGCAGCTGCTTTCTCCATACGTTGTTCAAGTAAATCTTGTTTAATCTCATCATCAGACCATCCTAAGATTTCTCTGTGTGCACGTGTCATTGACATTGGCGCGAAACCATTACCAGCATCAGATACGGCATCTTTGTAAAGAGTGATTTTAAGTTGTGTATGTTCAACTTTAAGCATTTCAGCTTGTGTTGATGGGTTGTTAAGTGTTAATGTGAAGTTATCTAAATCTTCCTCAAACCCTAATATATATAAATGTATAATAGCAATCTTGTTAAGTTCTTGTAACATAGATTGTTGTATTCTATTTATTGTTCTAGAGAAACGAATATCTTGTAATGCTAAGTTCTTACCGTCACCAGCTGCTTCTTCAAACCCTAAGAAAGGTTTCGGTACACGTAAAGATGTGAATAAGTTTCTTTGTAAGTACTCAATATCTGCAATTTGGTCCAAGTTAGAAGCACCTGGAAGTGTTTCAATTGGGTTAGGTGCGTTTTCTGAACGAACTGGGATAAAGTAATCTTGGTCATTTGATAATTGATTATAACGTAAATCCATTTGACCAGTTTGTGGGTCAGTAATTGGCATACGTTTGAATCTATCAGCAATTGTGTTTACATATTGTTCAACATCAGCATCATCAATGTTACCCACATAGATTTTATATACACGTCTTTCTGGAGCTCTAGTTACACGATATACCAACATACTATCTTCTGATAAGATAAGTTGTTTCCAAATACGTCTAGACTTCTCTAATACAGATGTACCGTAAGGTAAACGTCTATCATCACCAGCCAAACGGAAGTGAGCGATTTGCCATGAATTAAATTCAACATCACGACCTCTCCAGAAGAATTTAACCTTATCTGTTGAAGTATTAGCTTCAGCTGTGTTCATAGTCTCTCTACCAGAAATCATATCAAATAAACCAGTCTCTCTACGTTCCATTTCGTAGTTAGGCATTTGTTTACCACCAACAATACCATGTCTATCATCAATGTTCATATAAACAAAGTTATCACCATACTTACATGTGTTTCTCGTCCACATAGGTAATGATGTATGAATATCCAAACGATTGAAAAATAAGTCTTCTAATATACCCTTAACTCGTTTGCTATCAGAATATATATTAAGCATCCTACCTTGGTCATTAAGTGTTGTTGATTCTTCCATCATGATATCCAACGCAGCTGCTATGGTTGGGTAAAATTCCATTGCTTCAAAATCTGAATACGAACCAATACGTGTTGTTTCATAATTTATTGATTGTTGGAATAACCCACTTTCAACTTTCTTCCATACTTGCCCTAAGTATTTGTTTTGTTGTGCTTGTAGTTTAGCCGTTTCGTAATCAGCTTTGTTATCAGTTTTAAGCAATTCACCACCACCAATATTAAATCTTTGTGTGGTTTGTGCTTGTCTTTGCGTTTGTTTAACATTGTTAGGGTTTAGTACTTGCCCTAACTTTTGAAATATTGTTAGATTTTTATTATCTGCCATAATTTGTTTTTATTTAAATATAATGTTTTTTTTAATAAATTAAAGACTTTATTCAACATAATCACACTGAACATAAGCTTCACGACGAACAATACTATCAATTACCACTACACTATATGTGTATCTTGTTATCCAATCTTCACCTTGTGAATATGGTGTTGCGGTGCAGAAATAATTTCCGACACCTCCTTTTTTTACATTAGAATTACCACTAGTGTTATTTGGTGGTGGTGACCATTGATATAAATTACCACCACTAGGTCTGCTCTGAATAAATACTTTTTTACCTAAACTCATTTTATTATCTAATTTTATTTTGACCACCAAATAACCACATATATTGACCAGTAGGGTCTTGTACATTCTTATATGCAGCGTGTTGAGGGTTTATTTTTGTTACTGTTTGTTTTGTTACTGGGTCAATAGATTTAACAGTAGGGTTTGGGTTATTTGAACCACCCAACCAACTATTTAACATTGCCTTATTTTGTTTTTCGAGCCTCTCTAGGTTTTTAAATGAATGCTCAACAACCCATAAACACATAGCTAATGACATGATTAAATCATCATGATATCCTTCCATGTGGTCTGGTCTACCATTTTTATAAATAAATGTTTTTAATTCAGATGTTAACCTAACAGAACGAATCTTAATAGCATCAGTTCTAATCTTATACTCTAAGTTTGCAATCATTGGTAAACGTACACTTGTTGCTTGAAAACCTGGTATTTTATCACCCTTTCCGTAGTTAGCAATTTCTCTCTGTCTTGAAGAAAGTATCTTACCACCAGCAACATCATAATGTAATCGCTTATAATCAAACTCTAATAATTTCAATACTGTTGAAACACCCATACCACCAGTAATATCGACCACCGTATATGCTTTATACATCTCACCGTACTCTTCAACAATTTGAGCTAATAAATCTGGTTGTATTTTACCTTGGTACTCCATAACTTGTTCCATAGTAGTGAAATCCAATATAACAATAGTAGAAGCATCTTCACCATCGCCCCTCGAAACGTCCACTCCGACAATGTATTGATGACCCTCTTGTGGTTCTTCCCAAATCCAAATTTCATCTTCAGCACCCAATGTAAGTATAGGGTCTTTTACGTTGAATTTGTTTTGGTATTCAATATACTCTTCATCTATAACATTACCACCAGAACCTATGAACGATACATCTAACTCTTGTGCAATCATCTTAGCATCATTGTTCATACCCCTACACATCTCTTCATACCAAAATGATGTAGGCTTCCAACCATCATCAATCATTCTGTTATATGAATCAAATGTAAATTCGTGTTCAGTTACTTCCTCATCACCCTTAAGCCATTTAAGACCTTTATTGTATCTTAAATCCTCATACCATTTCATTTCAATGATATTGAAGTTATTCTTTTTCTTTTTAGCTTGGTCGTATGTGTTATAATATAATGCATCCATACCTTTTGGTGTTGAAATAAGAGTTGCTTTTCCCCCAGTACCTAATGCGGTAAGGGCAGCACCAAATACTTCGGCACCATTATCAATATAGGCTGCCTCATCCATTACAAGGTAAGTAGGTGTAAAACCACGCAAGGCATCTTTAGATGTTGCTACCGCTTTTACACGACTACCGTTAGGTAATCTAATCTCTTTCTTAGAGTCTGTAAGAAATATTGATTTACCTTCATTCTTAGCATTACCATAATATTCATCACCCCATATCCATCTAGGTAATTGTGATAAAAAATCTTTAATCTTAGCTAAGAACTCAAACGCTAATTCTTGCTTATTGGCAATGATTAGAACAGCTTCTGGGTTATCAGCATCAGCAAAACCAACCTTTATAGACATATATGCTGCTGTTGTTGTTGATACACCAGCTTGTCTAGGTTTAGTTACTAGGTTAAATCTATGTTTTTCATACGCTGATACTATTTCTTTTTGTCTTGGGAAAAGCTTAAACGGAACGAACCCCTCTTGAGTTTTATCAAATGTTTCTAAGTAAGTCTCAATAGCGTATGTTGGACTACTTAAGCATTTAACATACTCTTTAAATATCTCTTGCGTTGTAAGACTCATAACGTTTTTATTAATAAATATCTTAAAAACAAAGAAAAACGATTATATTAAATAACAAAGGGTCCCATATAGGACCCTTATTAATATTTTTTAAATTATTTACGTTTAAAACAGTTCATCAAAATCAAAACCATCATCCTTTAGATTATCGTCATCATCACCTTTTATTAAGTCATCAAAACTAAAACCATCTTCAGTTTGTGTTTCAGCCATCGATTCATTGTATTCTTCTTCTTGAATACATGATTTAACTTCGTCTATAATATTTTTGATTATAGACCTACCTTCTTGTGTACCAGCCATGATTTCTCTCATTTTAACATTGAATTCC